CTGCATCAGCTGCAGATAGTAAAAGTGCGCAGGGTTATTACGGTGTAAAAGATTCTTTTTTATATGGGAAAGCACTTGAATATCCTGGATTTACTTCTACAGCAAAAGCTACTGGTGGTACTGAAACTGATTTAATAGTAGGATCTGATACTTATAGAGTTCATACATTTACTAGCTCTGCGGATTTTGTAGTTAATGAAGCAATTAGTGGTGTAGAATATCTTATTATAGGCGGCGGAGGTTCTGGAAGTGGATACTATTACGGAGGTGGCGGAGGCGCCGGCGGATATAGAACTAACGTTTCCGGTCAATCTTCTGGAGGGGGAGGTAGCGCAGAAAGTACCATGAACCTCATTGCAGGAACTTATCCTGTGGTAATTGGGGCTGGTGGTGCTGAAGTTCTATCAACTAATTCAAATGGTAATGCTGGTAGCAATAGCTCATTTAATCTTGTCGTCTCTACCGGTGGTGGTGAAGGTGGTAGAAGCGGTGGCGCACCAGGATCTGGCGGTTCAGGAGGAGGTGGTGGTGGAACTTCATCGGGAGCTTCCGGAACTTCTAATCAAGGATATGCTGGAGGAAATGGTGGTGGTAGTGCTGGTAGTAACGGCGCTGGAGGAGGTGGCGGTGCAGGTGCAGTAGGTAATAATGGTGGTGCAGGTTCTGCTGGAGCTGGAGGCACAGGCGTTCAATCTAATATAACCGGGACTAATGTATATCGTGCCGGCGGAGGCGGAGGTTCAACAGGAGCTTTTACATATTCATCAAACACCGGTGGCGCAGGGGGTGGCGGTGATGGCGGTTCTTATACACAAAGACAGGGTGTAGCAGGAACAGCCAATACTGGAAGCGGCGGTGGTGGGGGAACCCACACAAATACCAATTCTAACACCGGTGGTGCTGGTGGTTCTGGTGTAGTAATTATTAGGTATATCAAGTAGAAAAAATGAGTCATTACGCAAGAGTAGAAAATGGAATAGTTAAACAAGTTGTTGTTGCAGAAGCAGACTTCATATCTTCACATGTTGGTACAGAACCAGGAGAATGGATTCAAACTTCTTACAATACGTATGGAGGTGTTCATCGATTAGGTGGAACACCTTTAAGATATAATTTTGCCGCCGTAGGTCATCTTTATAACAAAGAAGCAGATGCTTTTTACGAAGTTCAACCATACCCAAGCTGGACTTTAAATACAAGTAAATATATATGGGAACCACCAGTAGATTATCCAGCTGATGGTAATAGGTACTCATGGAATGAAACAGATAGATCTTGGGATCTAATAGACTAGAAAACAATAAAATTATAAATAATTAGAATTAAAAGAAATGAAAACATTTAACGATTTAAGAGAACTAACTGGAAGAAAACCCGAAGGCCAATTAATGGTCAATAAAAAACAGGGTAGAATTCAGATCCAAGTTTATAAAGAACGAAATGGTTTTGTTACTTATATAGACGGTGATCGGTTAGATCAATATCGTTCTAAACAAGAGGCAGAAAAAGCTGCCAAAGAATTTATAAAGGCGTATAAAAAATGAAGCTGATTGCAGAATACACCGAAAATGATTTAGAATATATTACCGAAGATAAAAACGGTAAAAAGAACTATGCCATTGAAGGCGTATTTATGTCAGCCGAACAAAAGAATCGCAACGGTAGAATATACCCACGTGCTGTAATGGAAAAAGCAGTTGATACCTATAAGACAACACAAGTTGTACCAGGACGTGCGGTTGGTGAGCTAAATCACCCTGAAGGTCCTACCGTTAACTTAGATAAGGTTTCTCATAAGATTGAATCCCTGGATTGGTCAGGTAACAATGTTATGGGCAAAGCAACTATTTTGGCCACTCCTATGGGTGAAGTCGTTAAGGGTTTACTCGACGGCGGTGTCAAACTAGGTGTTTCGACTCGTGGTATGGGAAGTCTGCAACGAGGTAATGACGCAATGGTCGTGAAAGACGACTTTATTCTTAACGCGGTGGATATCGTGCAAGATCCATCTGCACCTAGTGCTTTTGTTAATGGGGTTATGGAAGGTGTTGAATGGGTTTGGAATAACGGCATTATTGAGCAGCAGGCAATTGAAAAAATGGAGACTGAAATTAAAAAAGCTCCGCGATCTGATCTCTATGAGACACAAGTTCGTGAGTTCAAGAATTTCCTCTCGTTACTCAAAACAAAATTGTAAAAGGAGTCAATGATGACTGATGAAAATCAAGTAGAAGATCAGGACGTTGAACTCCATGATGACGAGAACGAAATCATGGAAGCACAGGCTCTTGATCTTAAAAATGCTGAAGCTCAGTCAGTAGCATCTGTTGATAAAGCAGGTGACGCAACTGGGACAGCACCAAAACGCAAAGGCGATAAGGGTAATAAAGACCCTATGCAGAAACTTCCTGGAACTAAAGCTGGCATGATTAATGCTATGTACAGCAAAATGAATAACATGAACACCGAACAGCTGAAAGGCCTTTTAACTAAGACAATGGCTGAGGGTGTAGAAGAAGAAGGTTCTGAAGAAGTAGAAGCACAGGATATCAATTACCAAGTCGATTTCTCTGACGACCTCAACGCTATCATGGAAAATGAAGCAACACTTTCTGAGGAGTTTAAGGAAAAGACTGCAGTAATTTTCGAAGCAGCAATTAAGTCTAAGCTTGCTGAAGAAATTGATCGTCTTGAAGAAAAGTATAACGAAGAGCTCGAGGCAGAAATTAATTCTACCAAAGAGGATCTTGTAGAGAAAGTAGATAGCTATCTTAACTACGTAGTTGAAGGCTGGATGGAAGAGAATAAACTCGCCGTTCAAACTGGCTTACGTACGGAAATTGCTGAGAACTTTATGAACAATCTGAAAGATCTGTTTACAGAGTCTTACATCGAAGTACCTGAGTCCAAAGTCGACCTAGTAGATGACCTTGCTGATCAAGTAGCAGAGCTTGAAGAAAGCCTGAACACAACAACAGCAAGCGCTATCGAAATGGCTGAAGAGTTAGAAGCTTATAAGCGTGACGCTATCATTCAAGAAGCATCCCGTGATTTAGCAGATACTCAAGTCGAAAAACTTAAGTCTTTAGTAAATGATATTGATTTCGATAACGAAGAAACTTTTGCAGAAAAAGTAGCTACTGTTAAAGAATCATACTTTACAAAAAAGGCAGTATCTGAGTCTGCAGACTTTGAATCAGATGACGAAGACGGTGAAACCGTTGAAGTTTCTGGATCAATGGCTCAGTACATTTCCGCCCTTAATCGTACATCGAAAAAATAATAGGAGATTGAATCGATGCATAACGTAATTTCATACGACAAACTCGTCGAGAAATGGGCCCCAGTTCTGAACGAAGAGTCTGCGGGTACTATTCAAGACTCACACAGAAAAGCAGTTACTGCTGCTATTCTAGAAAACCAAGAAATAGCCCTTCGCGAAGAAGGTATGCTTCAAGAAGCTGCTCCTGGTAACGCAACTGGTGCAGCTGCTAACTGGAACCCAGTTCTTATTGCTCTTGTTCGCCGTGCAATGCCAAACCTTATGGCTTATGACATTTGCGGTGTTCAGCCAATGTCTGGTCCGACAGGCCTGATCTTCGCAATGAAGTCACGCTTTGACGGTGGTTCAACAAGCAACACTGAGGCGCTCTTTAACGAGGCAGACACCACTCATTCTGGTGATTCTTCTGGAACTCACGACACAACCAATGGTCCGTCTGGCTTAATCGGCAAAGACGCTACCGCAGGTAACGTTGCTGGTGACTCTTCAATTGACTCCGAAAGAAACACAAGTGGTTTCGGCGGTGCTATGTCAACAGGCGACGCTGAAGGTTTAGGTTCAACCGGTGATGGTCCTTCATCTTCTTTCAAAGAGATGGGCTTTACCATTGAAAAGTCAACTGTTACTGCTAAGTCACGTGCACTGAAAGCAGAATACAGCTTAGAACTTGCTCAGGACTTGAAAGCAATTCATGGTCTTGACGCAGAGACTGAGTTGGCTAACATTCTGTCAACTGAAATCTTGGCTGAAATTAACCGTGAGGTCGTACGTACGATCAACTCGCAAGCTAAGACAGGCGCACTTCAAACTAACACTGCCATTAACGGTATCTTCGACGTACA